GTGCAAAACCGCGAAATGAGACCTTTTTTTCTGGCAAATTTAGGCTTTAAAAATGCTCTCGACAATATCAAGTAAAATCATTGCGTTACTTATCGTTTTGCTGATTGTTTTGATAGGCGTATTCACGGCCTTTTTTGTGATCAATAAGGGTCAAATTGCGCTATTAAATGCAAATTTGGATAAATCGGAGCTTGCCCGTTCCGAGCTGCAAAAAAATTTATCATCGGTCACCTCATCACTTGAATCGGCAGAAAAAGACAAACAAACCTTGCTCGGAAATCTTGCCTTGCTGGCAAAAGCCTTGAGCGATCGTGAAAGGTCGCGAAATGAGATTAAGCGCGAGTTCGAGCAATCCGCCAAAGAGTTAACTCAGGTATTCGAAAGGTCCAGTGATGAAAAAACACTTACTTGGGGCGCTACTGATATCCCTGATGCTGTTAACAGCGTGCTCGAGCAGTCCGCCAGATGTGCGAACCGTTACCGTAACCAGGATTCAGTATGTTTTTCCGCCCAAGGAACTAATCAGCAAGTGCATCGTTCCGCCGTATTCTAGCAAGAAAAACCAAGATCTTTCTGAATACACCAACTCGTGTATGAAAGTGATTTCTCTATGCGATCTCGATTGGTTATCGCTAGAGAATTGGATTAACGAGCAAAAGTTGAAACTGTCTGCCGAGTGATCGGAGGCTAACAATGAATATCAAGCCATTGGCGCCAATTATGGATAAAGCAACAACAACTGGGAGCTATATCGCTTCAATTTCAACAGCAATAGGCGGCTTTTTGTCACTCAACAATATTGCGTTGTTGCTTGGTATCGCATCAACAGTCGCACTTTTCCTTGTTCAATATCGTCGAACTCAAGAAAAGCGTAAGCAGGACAAGGAATTTCATCTGGCCAGAATGGCCGCGATAAAAGCTGGCAACCTAAACGTAATCAATATGGACGATAGCAATGAATAAAGTCGTGGTTATCTTCAATGGCGCCATCGTTTCAGTGCTAGCTGTCGAGTCAGATATTGGCAATGGTCAAACAAAATTAGTGCCACTGGTGCCTGCTGATTGGGTTGAGGTAACCGCATTAAACGCGGCATACCCAACATTTCATGGCAAAACCAATCCGCCAGTTATCAAGCAAAGCAAGCAAGACGATTTAATCGAGCATCTTCAGGCACTAACGTTAGCAATGACAGCCCAAACAGACGCCATTACCGCCCAAACCACAGCTATTAGCCAGCTGGTAAACAGTAACCTTGATATCGTTGATCAGATGATGGCTACCGAAGACGAAGAACAAGATGGATCTTCAATCTATCTGGACGGCTCCGGTGAACTATGAGCCAACCCAGCTGGCGCGATGACAAACGCAAAACCGCCGAACGTGGTTACGGTGGACGCTGGCAAAAAGCCCGTGAAACCTTCTTAAAGCGCAATCCGCTGTGCTGCTTCTGCGAGCAAAAAGGCATTATCACCGCCGCAACAGTAGTTGACCACAAAACGCCGCACAAAGGCGACCAAGCCCTATTTTGGGACACCAACAACTGGCAACCGCTGTGCAAGCATTGCCACGATAGCACCAAAAAAATAATGGAGAGCAGAGGGGTGATGCCTGGCGCAGACGAAAGCGGCAAGCCGACAGACCCAAATCACCATTGGAACAGATAGTGAGGTAAACGTGGCAGTAGGACGAAAAACCACGCCAACCGCGCTCAAGCTCGTTACAGGCAATCCCGGCAAAAGGCCGCTCAACAAAAAAGAGCCAAAGCTAGAAGCGGGGATCCCGCGAATGCCGGCTTATCTCAGCCCAAGAGCAAAAGCAGCATGGAAAAAGCTAACAAAACTGCTTAAAGACATGGGCGTGCTCACGCTGGCCGATGGCATGGCGCTTGAGCGGTTATGCGACGTCTACTCAGAAATCCTCGACCTGAGGGACGAAATTAAACAAAACGGCCGAACTTACCAAAGTATCAAAATCATCGGTGAAAACATCGACGAAGATACCCGCGAAGTTACCCAAGTCGAGCAAATGCTAATGAAGGCAAACCCAGCTGTGCAAATGCTGGCCGATGCCGACAGGCGATTTAAGGCCTATCTCGTAGAATTTGGGCTAACTCCATCGGCCCGTAGCAAAGTACAGGTAACTGATGGCGACAAGAAAAAAGACGAGCTCGACGAATTCTTCGGATAACGCAGAAGATCGCGTCACTCGTTGGGCAAAACAAGTTGCATCAGGGGAGTTCCTCGCTGGCCCCGATATCCGCAACGCCTGTAAGCGGCATTTAAAAGACTTAGAAACAGGCCACGAACGTGGTCTTTTTTTTGACTTAGCCTCAGCCAACCGCGCAATCAGCTTTTTCCCAAAAGTATTGCGCTTAAGTGGTGGTGATCACGAAGGCAAGCCATTCAATCTGCTCGACTGGCAAGCATTTATTGTCGGCTCTCTCTTTGGCTGGAAGGATGCAGACGGGACCCGCCGTTTTCGCATGTGCTATGTCGAAAGTGGCAAAGGCTCTGGTAAATCCCCTTTGGCAGGCGGAATCGGGCTTTATGGTTTGGTAGCTGATCAAGAGGCGAGCGCCGAGGTATATGCCGCCGCACCACTGGCGCTTGACACGCCAGTACCCACGCCAAAAGGATGGACAACACAAGGCGAATTAAAGGTTGGCGATAAAGTATTTGATGAAAATGGCAAACCATGCACGGTTACCTATCTATCACCAATCCTTAATGAAAGAGAATGCTTTGAAATTGAGTTTGATGATGGCACTGTAATTGTTTCAGATGCTAATCATCGCTGGCAAACAACCGATACTCGTGGTCAAAAACCATCACTTTATCAGCCTAAAGTTGTTACTACTGCTGAAATTGCTCGTACTTTACGATCTCCATCAGGTCGTTTAAGGCATAGGATAGAAATTGCTGGGGCAATCAAAACGACTGGTAAAAAACTACCAATCGATCCTTATACCCTTGGTGTGTGGCTGGGTGATGGCCGAGTAAATCGAGGTGCAATTTGCTGCCATAAAGATGATGTAGAGCATTTAGAACTGATATCCGCGGCAGGCTATCAGCTCTCAAGCATGAATTCTCAGGGAGACACTCGTTACTTCACCATTTTAGGGTTAAGAACTCAGCTAGGGCGTCTTGGCTTACTTAAAAACAAGCATGTTCCTGATATTTATCTGCGTGCGAGCTATCAGCAAAGGCTAAGCCTATTAGCTGGATTAATGGATACGGATGGAACCTGCACAAAAACAGGTGAATGCCGTTTTACAAACCGTGAGAAAAGACTTGCTGAAGCCGTTCATGAGCTAACCACTGGCCTAGGCATAAAATCAAATATTAGGCAGATAGAGGTAGAGCAAGCTCCGCATTACGTTGTTAGCTTTAAAGCGTCTAAGTCAATAAAGGTTTTTAACCTATCTCGCAAACACGCAAGACAGATTGAAGCGGTAGATACTAGAGCAAAAGCAAGATACGTAAAAGAAGTTAGACCATGTAAAAGTGTGCCAGTGCGCTGCATTGAGGTTGATTCACCTAACCATTTATACCTAGTTACTAAATCGCACATAGCAACACACAATACCAAAAAAGATCAGGCCATGGTGTTGTTCCGCGACGCGGTTTCCATGGTTAACCAATCGCCGCAGTTAAGCTCAAGATTAAAAAAATCGGGTACTGGGCAGAGTGTGTGGAACCTTGCCTATCTCGCTAAAAACTCATTTTTTAGACCCATCAGCTCCGACAACGGTCAGTCAGGGCCGCGTCCACACATGGCGCTGATTGACGAAGTACACGAACACAAAAACAACAACGTCGTCGAGATGATGCGTGCGGGTACCAAAGGCCGCAAGCAAGCGTTGATCTTCATGATCACCAACTCAGGCCACGACCGCACCAGCGTTTGTTACTCGTACCACGAATACGGCAAAGCCATTTGTGCGGGCACCAAAGAAGATGATTCGTTCTTCGCCTTTATCTGTTCGCTCGACGAAGGTGACGACCCGATTAATGACGAAAGTTGCTGGCAAAAAGCCAACCCTTCACTGGGGCACACCTTCACGCATAAATACCTGCGCGAACAGGTCACCCAAGCCAAGGGTATGCCAGCAAAAGAGAGCATCGTTCGGCGCTTAAACTTCTGCCAGTGGGTAGATTCTGCATCACCTTGGCTATCCGCCGACACATGGATGGATTGCGAAGATGATTTTGATATCAGCGAGCTATACGGCGAAGAATGCTACGGTGGGCTCGACTTATCAGGTACCCGCGACTTAACCGCCTTAGCGCTTTACTTCCCGCGAGTAAAAACGCTGTTAGTCGACTTTTGGACACCCAAAGACACGCTACTGGATCGCGAGCGCACCGATAACGTGCCGTACTCAGCATGGCTCAGGCAAGGCTTCATTCATGCGCCACCCGGTCACGCAGTGGACTACAGTTTTGTGGCTGAACGTATCGCCGAGCTATCAGCACTGTACGAGATAAAAAGCATCGGTTTTGACCAATACCGGATCCACTACCTCGAGCCAGAACTCGCCGAGGCAAACGTATTTATCCCGCTGGCTAAGCACGGGCAAGGTTATTACAAAGCATCAGAGTCAAACCTCTGGATGCCGCGCTCAATTGAGTTATTCGAAAAGCTGATCACCAGTAAAGAGATCAGAATCAAAACCAATCCATGCCTAAGGTGGAACGCCGCAAGCGCCGTGCTTGAGGCCGACGCCAAAGACAACCGTATTTTTACCAAGAAAAAATCCACAGGTCGTATCGACGGCGTAGTCGCCTCAGCTATGGCAGTGGGAACGGCTGACCCAGTAAGTGATGCTCAGTCAACTTCAGTTTACGAGACTTCGGACGTTCTATGTTGATTTATATCGCTTTCATTATTGGTATAGCGGGGGTTTTATGCGTGTCTTACGGCGCGTGGCTCCTGCTTCCCGCTGCAGGGTTTATCACGCTTGGTTGCTTATGCCTGCTTTGGTCATGGATGGTGACTCGAGCAATGAGCACAACCAAAGGACCAGGTGAATAATGTTTATTCCACAAATGTTCAAGGGCTCTCGCCAGCAAGGTAACGACTGGTGGCGATGGGTTAGCTCTATTAGTGGTAGCTCTACCGCATCAGGTATCCATGTCACGCCAGAAAAGGCGCTAGCGCTTTCTGCTGTACGAGCTTGCGTTACATTATTGGCCGAGTCAGTTGCCCAATTGCCCTGTGAGCTTTATCGCCGCGAAGGTGATGGACGAGTCAGAGCCACAGATCACCCGCTATACGACATTATTCACAACCAGCCAAACCAAAAAGACACCAGCTTTGAATACTACGAGCAATCCATGGGCTGTCTTGGGCTGCGCGGCAATAACTTCGCATTAAAAGAATATGACAGCGATGGTTACATAAAGGAGTTGATCCCGATTAATCCTGACAAAGTTCAGGTATTAAAAGGGCCTGATGCGCTGCCTTATTACCATCTAATCGATTTAAACGAGACGTTGCCTGCCAGATTAGTCCATCACATCAAGGGATTTAGCCTCGATGGTTACATTGGCCTATCGCCCATTCAAACCAATGCCGATGTATTTGGGCTGGCGTTAGCAACCGAACAACATGCAGGCAATGTCTTTGCCAACGGCACCACGCTCAGCGGCGTGATTGAACGCCCTGAATCAGTCAAGGCGATCGACTCTCAAGACAAAATTGACGCGATCCTAAATAAATTTAAAGAGAGGCACTCAGGCCTGCGCAATGCATTTTCAGTGGCCATGCTGCAAGAGGGTATGAGCTACAAGCAGCTATCAATGGACAACGAAAAGGCCCAGTTGCTCGAGAGCCGTGGCTTTGGTATCGCTGAAGCTTGCCGCTTGTACAAAATCCCGCTGCACATGGTGCAGATGACAGAAAAAACCACCTCTTGGGGTTCTGGCATCGAGTCAATGTCGCTTGGCTATGTAATTTACTCGTTGTTGCCATGGCTAAAACGGATTGAAGCTGCTCAAATCCGCGACTTGCTACTGCCATCAGAGCGCGGCCAGTACTACATAGAGTTCAACGTCCAAGGATTGCTCCGTGGTGACCAAAAATCACGTTACGAATCTTACGCAATTGGCCGCAATTGGGGCTGGTTGAGTGTGAATGATATCCGCCGCCTTGAGAACATGAGCCCAATCAAAGGCGGTGAAACCTATTTAACCCCGTTAAACATGGTACCAAGCAACTCAGCGCAACAACACATGAACGCCACACCAGAGCAAATGCAGCAAATCGAGGCAATACTATGCAAGTAAACTATCCAAATTTAGCCAGCATGGTATTCAATACCCCATTGCTAGCGACTAGAACTGCAGTTGATGCCGTAAAATCAGTCCTGATCCCGCGCATCACTGGTAACTTATCAATCGACATCCCATCACTGCAACAAAATCAACAACCGCCAGAACAGCTTGCCGCAATCGCAGATGATGACTGCGATGTTTCTGGCATGTACACCATCGCAAACGGCCGAGTAGCGGTTATTCCTGTTCATGGTCTGTTAATGGCTCGCCGTGGCCATATCACCGCCGCATGCACCGAGCTAAACAGCTATGAAAAGCTACAAAACCGTATGACACGGGCGCTTAACAACAACATGGTCGAAGAAATCGCCTTAGATTTTAATAC